GACTCCGATAGAATGATCCGCGACAGCCGCATAAATGAAGGAGAGTAATGATGGATCAGCGGTCCATTAAGCCGGGTCTGCCTGCGGTGGATCTGTTCGGAAGGGTCCACCCCCGTACGGGGGAGCCAATCGTGCCGCTTGGGTTCACGCGACGGGGTTTGCCCATCTGGCCGGTGCTCGGCGCCGAAGGAGACGACACCGACCCCGATGATCCCCGGTTCACGGGGGAAGGTGGCGACCCGTCCGACGCGGACGACGACGAGTCCGAAGAGGACGCCGAAGACGACGATGGCAAGCCCCGGTCCAGGAAGGACAAGTCCGAAGAGGACGATGACGATGACGAGGACAACCCTCGTCTGGCCCGTGCGTCCCGTCAGGCCGCCAAGTACCGATCGGATCTGCGCAAGGAACAGGCCAAGAACGCGGATTTGGAGCGTCGGCTCCGTGCCATCGAAGACAAGGACAAGAAGCCCGAGGAGATCAGGGATCGCGAGGTCTCGGAGCTGAAGTCCACAAACGACCGACTGGCGCAGGCCAACCGTGACCTGAACTTGCGGCTGGCTGTGCTGACGACTCCGGTGCGCGATGTCGAGTGGGCGGACGTCGAAGACGTCATCCGTCTGGTCGATCTCAGCGACGTGGACGTGGACGAGGATGGTACCGTGGACCGGAAGGCGCTCCGGATTGCCCTGCGGGACCTGGCGCGTCGCAAGCCACACCTCGTCGTCAAGAAGGCCCGTGGCCGGTCCTCTTCGGACGATGACAACGAGGATGAGAGTGATGATGACCAGCGGTCATCCGCTCCCCCGATGAATGGCAAGCGCAAGGGCGAGGGTCGCAAGCCCGATCGTGCTGCGTTGGCCAAGCGGTTCACGGTGCTGAATCGCGGAGGGGTCCGCAACGACTAACCACCACTCCCGGCTGGTCTGTGGCCACGGGACACGACAAGGGCTACGTCACGAGATGAGAAGGGAGTGGACGTGAGCCGATATGACAAGTACGACCCCAAGGACGGGGGATTCCGTGCCCCGCTGAACGCGGCGATGGTGACCGCAGACGTCGGTGTGATGTATGCCGTCGGTCTGAACACCTCCGGGCGTGTGGTCAAGGGTGCGGGAAACACGGGCATCCTGGCTGTCCTGGTGGTCAACCAGCCGATGGCCGCTGGCGAGATCGTGGACTGCATGACGGATGGCGAGATCGTCGAGTTCACGCTGGCCAACGGTTCGGCGGCTGCCGCCGGGACGCGGTACTACGGTGTCGCGGCAGACGGCACGTTCAGCACCACCAACACCGGTACCCGACTCGGTTGGACCGTGGAAGCCGGGCGGTTCATCGCTCGTGTCGGTCGCGGCACCAACCCGACCACGTGAGGCGGCAGACGTGAACCTGATCAAGCCGTCCCTGTGGACGCCGGACACTGGTCTCGACACCGTCCTTCGTGGACCGGTCAGCCGTACGCCCAAGCGGGGCATGGATCTCGTGGACCTGCTGGCCCTCGGCATCCTGCCGGGGCAGGCCGGTGGTGCTCCGCGCAAGGGCTTCCATGTCGCGTCCGATGTGGTCACCCAGACCGCCGATGGGCGGGACCTCAACCAGATCTGGGTGGACTTCATCGCGCTGCTCAATGAGGTCAACGCGACGCGTACGCCGCTCATCGACTTCCTGACGTTCCCGGTCACGCAGCCGGTGGAGTCGGTGGCGCAGCCGGGCGATGGTGTGGACTTCGAAGAGGCGTCGGAGTTCGGCGAGCCCGTCGGTTCGCGCATCGTGCCGACGTACTTCACGCTCGGGTACACGTTCAAGTGGTACGACCTGGCCGCGCGCTACACGTGGCAGTACCTCGCGGATGCCACGGCTGCGATGGTCGACTCGGTCGCCAACGCGGCGGTGGAAGCGTACTTCCGGTTGCTCCTGAACCAGGTGCTCCGGACCATCTTCAACGCGACCAACCTGACCGCTACCATCAACGGCCAGGCGTACAACGTGTACAAGTTCTACAACGCGGATGGCACCGTGCCGCCCACGTACAAGCAGAACACGTTCAACGGCACGCACACCCACTACAAAACCACGGGTGGCGCGGCTCTCACGGCGGACGACCTGGACCTTCTCGTGATCGACGATTTCAAGTCGCACGGGTACGACCAGGAACTGGGCTACCGCATGGTCGCCGTGGTCCACTCCAACGTGGCCAACGTGATCCGTGGCTTCCGCTCCGTCGCCAACGGCGGTGCGGGTCGCTACGACTTCATCCCGGCGCAGGGGCAGCCCGGCCAGATCGTGGACCTGACCACCCAGGTGGTCGGTCAGGGCCAGGTTCCGGCGACCCTCAACGGGTTGAAGGTGATCGGCAACTACGGTCCTCTCCTGATCGTGGAGGACGACTGGATGCCGACCACGCACGTCATGACGTTCGCCACGGGTGGCGAGCGCAACCTCAACAACCCGGTGGGTATCCGCGAGCACGCGAACACCAACCTGCGGGGACTCCGACTCGTCAAGGGCCGGAACCCGGACTACCCGCTGATCGACTCGTTCTGGGCGGTCGGCTTCGGTACCGGCATCCGTCAGCGGGGAGGTGGCATCATCCTGGAAATCACGGCGGACGCCACGTACGACCCGCCTGCGGCGTACGTCTGATCGGAGGTGTGACCACATGCGACAGATCGATTGGGACAGCAAGCTGTCCGAAGAGGACGTGGCGTGGCTGCGCCAGTCCGGGATGCGGTTCGGTCCGTCCGGACGTGACATCGAAGACGAGATCCGCGACAACCTGGGGCGGTCGTACGCGGAGCCCGAGGACGGACCGGAGGACCCCGCCACCAAGTCGGCGCTCGATCCGGCTGCCACGGCTGGCGTTCCGTTCGCGTCACTGTCCGAAGAGGAACAGCGTGCGCGGCTGAACGCTGGTGCTGTGGTGGACGACGAGGGCGACGACTACGACACGTGGACGAAGGCGGATCTGACGGCGGAGATCGAGGCGCGCAACTCGGACCTCGGCGACGACGCCAAGATGTCCACGTCCGGCACCAAGCCGGAGCTGATCGCGCGGCTCCGGGAGGACGACCAGCGGGCCGAGTCCGCGACGTAGGCATTTCCGGGTGGCACAAACGTCCGGGGTAGGGGTTGCGGCGACTCTGCCCCGGACGTTCCCCATAGGGAGGTGACTCAATGGCCACAGTGGACGAACTGGCGATGCTGCGCCGGATGACAGACTTGGCGTACAACGACTCCACGTACACCGATCAAGTGTTGGCTGCCATCATCGACGCGTCGTCATCGATGGAGGCCGCTGCGGCGCAGGTGTGGACGGAGAAGGCCGCTTCGTTCGCCGGACTTGTGGACGTGACGGAGTCCGGTTCATCGCGGCAGTTGTCACAGATGCAGCGGCACGCGTTGGAGATGCGTGACAAGTTCGCCGGTGTCGTTGCCGGCACTGGGCGCGCTTCCGGTGCGTCGTTCACAGTCGGGGTGGAACGGGTATGACGACGTATCAAGACGTACAGCGACAGGTGACGATGGACTTCATCGCCGCTGATCCTGTCACGATCGTCTTGATACCGCGTACCGAGACGACCACACCTGGCGGTCACAAGACCTATGTGGACGGTACGCCACGCGCTGCACAAACGTTCAAGCTGTCGTTGCTGGGCAGCGATCAGCGACCCATCGTCACGGTGTCGGGGCAAGAACGCCGGATCGAGTACCACTTGATCGGTGCTCACGATGCCATTGTTGCGGTGGGAGACCACTGGACGGACGCGGACGGTACGCGGTTCGAGGTGATGGGTTTCACTGATGGCTACGGGTACGAGACCAAAGCGTTGGTGTACCGGCACCTCCCCCGTGAGGCGGTGATCTGACATGCCTCGCCGTGGTGTGTTCAAGTTCGACACGTTGACTCCGTCGCTGGAACGGCTTCTGCCCAAGGTGGATGCTGGCGTAGACATCGCGTTTGATGCGATGGAGGCACAGGCGACGTCGTACGCGCGAGCCACGGCACCGTGGACGGACCGCACAGGCAACGCACGTAACGGGCTCTTCGCCACTCACTTGTCTGAGCCGATGGTCGTACATCAACTGGTCACATACCACACAATGCCGTACGGCGTGTGGTTGGAGGTCCGTTGGTCCGGCCGGTACGCAGTGATCGGTCCGACCATGTTCCACATCGCACCTATCCTCGCGGCGAACGTTGCGGCTGCGGTCAACCGGTCGATTCGGGAGGGATGATGCGCGCGCTGATCCGATCGACCATCACAGGCGATGGCACCCTTGCCACGTTGGGTGTGGTCGCGGCTGGCGTCCTGTCGGGTGACGTGGACACACCAGCACAGCGGCCATTCCTCAACTTGCGATGGGGTGGCATAGAACCCGGACTGTCCACGGTGAACAAAGGGACGTTGACGATCTGGGTACACGACGACCCTGGCGACTACCAACTTCGTATCAACCCCATTCTCCTCCGGCTGCGGGTGTTGTTGCTGTCGCTGGCGGGAGTGCAACACGAAACGGGATGGATGACCGTTGTCGAATGGAACGGAGACTCGGAAGACCTGTTCGATGATGGTCATGGGACAATCACTCGGAACGTGAGTTTTACGCTCATCGGCTCCGGACAGTAACGAAGGAGAAAGGGATGACAACGTACGTCAGGTACATCGGTCTGGCGCACGCTCGTGGCATCACGCGAGCCGATTGGCGCTCGGTCGGTCTCGATGGCGAAGACGTGTGGTGGGACTACACCAACGGGTTCTCGGTACCGGCCGACCGGTTCACGGACGAACAGATGCGCAAGGTGATCACGCCGGATACGTCGCTACTGGTGGTCGGCATGGACACCGAACCCCAGCCGCTGCCGCACGCGATGACCCCCAGCCAGGCCGCCATGCCGCGTGTGAACCTGAACGCGGCTGTGGGCAACGAGACCAACGCGGGGGTACCCGACACCGCGACGGATGCCGAAACGGCCTCTACGGACGTCTCAGGGGCCTCTACGGGTACTCCGGGCGGCACGGCACCAACCCGCCGGACGACCGGTAGGGGATCGGGCAAGGACGCATGATCGACCTCCGGTGTCCACACCGCAAGTTTGGGGTGCTGATCAGACCGTCGCGAGGCGATGGCGAGATCGAGTTCAAATGCCCCTCGCGATGGTGTGGACGATCGGAGCAAATCGTCGTCCTGCATCTGTTCAACACGAGGACCGGCGAGTTGGTTTCGACTCGACGTTTCAGACAACCGACAAGGGAGGCATGAATGTCCCTGGGGACTACGCTTCCGTACGGGATTCGGGACATCAAGCTCGTCCAGTTCCCGTCCTTGGAAGCCACGTCGTTCGGAACCACTCTGGTGGACCTGCCGAACGCACGAACGATGTCGTTCAACGACACCGAGGAATACGACGATCTGCGGGGTGATGACAAGCTCATCACTTCGCACGGGCAAGGCTCCCAGGTCGAATGGGAGATGGAATCGGGCGGCCTGTCGTTCGCGGCTCATGCCATCATCGCGGGTGGCATCGTCGTGGAGACCGGTGTCTCGCCGAACCAGGTCAAGCGGTTCCGCAAGTACGCCACGTCCGCACGTCCGTTCTTCACGGCGCTCGGACAGTCCATCAGCGACGCAGGCGGAGACATGCACGCCATCCTCTACCTGTGCCGCTCGACCGGCAACGTCGAGGGCCAGATGGCAGACACGGAGTTCCTGACGCCATCGGTGTCGGGTACGGGATTCCCGTGCCGCGTGTCCGGCAACGTGGGTGGTCTCGAAATCCTCGATACCATCTACGACTTCGTGCAGCACGAGACCATCACGGCGCTCACGGCTCCGGTGCTCGACACGCCTGCGGCTCCGGCGGTCTACACGCTGTCCGATCAGACCTCCGGTACGGCGGGTGGAGAACTCGTCGTCGTCACGGGCGAGCGGTTCGTTGGCGTTACCGGCGTCACCATCGGCGGTACCGCTGTCACGGACTACGAAGTTCAGTCGCCGTTCCAGATCGCGGCCATCATGCCGGCCAACACTGCCGGTACGCATCACCTCGTCGTCACCAACGCTTCCGGTTCTTCGGCCACCGGATCGCAGACGGAGATCGTCTACGCATAACCGACCACAAGGGATTAGGAGCACACGATGCCTCCCCGCACCCGTCAATCGCAGGAAGTCAACAACGTCTGGGCTAGCAACGCACCATCCACGATGGGCGAACTGCGTACGCTCCCCAGTGGACAGACGTGCCGTGCCCGTCGCGTCCAGATCGAAGACCTGGTGTCCCTCGGCATCCTCGAACAAGCCGACAGTCTGACGTCGCTTGTGGACACCAAGCACGTCCGTAAGGTCCGTGGCGGTAAAGGTCCGGACCGCGACGAAATCAACCTGGAATCGGTGTTGAAGGATTCCAAGGCCCTCCACACGATGATTGGCTTGGCGGACAAGGCCATGCCGGTCGTGGTGCTCGATCCTCCGGTGGCGCTTCACTACCGCACCAACGACGACGGAAGTACCGCGATGCTCGGCGAGATCGAGCGACGTCGGATGCGTGAGGAACGGCCTGGCCTGGTGTTCACGGACCAGATCGACCTGTTCGACAAGATGGAACTGTTGAACTGGGCGATGGGGTCGATGGGCGGCCTGGAATCCTTTCGTGACGAACAACCCCGGAACGCTGTGGACACTGTGGATGATGGCGCAGGCGTACCACGTCCGACCAAGCGCATTGCTCGGGCTAGAACCCGCTGATCCGCGAGCATTCGCGTTAGATCGGGCGGTCATGCACTTTGGCAGTTCGATCGAACAGGACCAGGAAGCGGCTGAGAAAGCATTGCCGAAGAAGGCATCGGAGACCATGCGCGCACACGTGCGACAGCGGGTACTCGATACATACCTCGGCGTTGATCCGGCCAACACACCAGGGCGCTTCCGCGATCCGGTCGCACGCAAAGGATAGCCGATGGCGAACAACACGCTGGGGACCATCCGGGGAACCATTGAGATCGATTACGACGGTGCCGGAATCGTCAGGGCAGTCCGTGACACGGACAAGGCCAAAGACAGCATGGACCGGCTTGACCGGTCGGTCAGTGGGATCCTCAGCACGTTCCGCAAGTTCGCCAAGGCCGCAGTCATCGCGGGTGCGTCGTCACTCGCCTTCAATTCGTCGCTCCAACTGATCGCTGGCACACTAGCCGTGATAGCGCCGCTTGTCGCGGCTGGTGCTGCCGCATTGCCAGGCATCTTGCTCAGTGCTGCCGCCGCAGGCATTGTAGCGAAGGTCGCATTCCTCGGCATGGGTGATGCCTTGAAAGCGGCCAGTGGGGACGCTGCCGCATTCGAGGAAGCGATTAAGAACCTCGCTCCCGAAGCGCAGAAGTTTGCCCGTGCGTGGCGTGGCGCCGGGCAGGCATTGAAGCCGGTTCAACAAGCAATCCAAGGCACATTCTTTTCTGGGCTAGGTCCACAAGTGACCCGCATAGCCAATGGGCTTGGGTCACTTCGTCGCGCGGCGGTGGGTGTGGCCCGGATGTTCAACCTGTTGGCACGTGAAGGTGCTAACTCGATTCAAGACATTCAATTCGAGCAATTAGAGGCAGTGCTCGAAGGGGTGAAGGATTTCCTTCGGGAGATCAACGGATCGATTCGACCGGTCGTACAAGGCTTCATCAGCATGGCCGCGCAAGCCAGCCAATTCGGCGGGGCACTCGGCGAGCGTGTGGGCACGGCGTTGTTCCAATTCGGGAACTTCTTGAAGAGCATCGATGTTGCTGCGGTGTTCCAGAGAGCATTGCCCGTGCTCCAAGCTCTTGGCGTATTCCTGACTAACATCGGGTCTATCCTCGGTAGTGTCTTGACGATATTCAATGTTGATGGTGCGAATGCTGCCGGGGTTCTGGGTGAGCTTGCCGGCAAGTTGGCCACCTTCCTGGAATCTGCCGCCGGTCAGGAAGCATTGGCTGCACTTGGCGAGGCGATGGGCGCCATATCGGGCGCTGCCGGCCAAGTGTTCCTCACGTTGTTGCAAGAACTCGCACCGGTCATCGTCGCGTTGGCTCCCGGTGTCGCCGAATTGGCCACACAGATTGCCGCCGTTCTGGTTCCTGCGATTCGCACATTGTCTCCGTTGCTTGAATCGCTGGCTGGATTCTTGTCTGACAACATGGACTGGATTGGCCCGCTGGCTATCGCGTTGGTTGCGGGTGCTGCTGCTTACCGTACGTACACCGCCGCAGTCAAGGCATGGGCAGCGATTGAGACCGTCGCATCGGCGTTGCGATTGAAGTCCGTTGCTGGATGGGTGGCGAACACCGCCGCTATCGTTGCCAACCGCGTTGCGTTGGTCGCACACGCCGTCGCTACCGCAGCGATGCGCGTTCCGATTCTCATTGCTACCGCCGCACAGTGGTTGTGGAATGCTTCACTGTATGGGTTCCCGTTGGTGTGGATCATCGCGGCTATCGTCGCGGTTATCGCCATCGTCATCTTGCTCGTGAAGAACTGGGATGACGTAGTCAAATTTTTCGGCAAGGCCTGGGAAGTATTGAAGGATTTGTTCTTCGCTGGGCTGAACTATTTGAAGAGTCTGTACACGGGAATCTGGAACGGCATCATGGCCTACATCCAGTTCGTGTACGACTTCTGGATTCGCATCTTCACCACACTGTGGAACTGGTTCAAGAACGGTTGGCAAACGCTAATCGACTTCATCCGTAACCTGATCCAACTGTGGTTGCGTGGATTGCAGACCGCTGCATTGGCCATCCGAGATATTGTGTTGAAGATCGCTGGGTTCTTCGCGGACATGCGCAATGCGGTGGTCGAACGGGTACAGGCGTTGGTCACCCTTATCAAGGGTTTGCCCGGACGGTTGTTGACTGCGCTTGGCAACATTGGACGATTGCTCTACAACAAGGGCCGAGACATCATCCAAGGCTTCATCAACGGTATCCGCGATATGATCGGCCGAGTTCGCAACGCAGCACAAAGTGTCGTGAACGCGGTTACGGACTTCTTGCCTGGTTCTCCGGCGAAGCGGGGACCGTTGTCCGGACGCGGGTACGCATTGCTCCGCGCACGGCGGATGATGGCGGACCTGGCCCGAGGCATTCAGGACGCGTCACAGATGCCAGTTACCGCGATGGCGGGTGCAATACGTCCGGTGGCTGCCGTCGCCTCTACAACCGGCTCAGGTGCCTCTACGACCACGATTACGAACCACACGACCGGCGGCAATGTGTCCATCGATCGCGTGGAGGTTCGCGGGGTGCTTGACCCGACTGACCCGACCGCTGCACGACGGATCGCGGCCACTATCCATGACGCGGTGGAGACGTACAAGAAGGAGTACATGTAATGGCTTGGGGGACGCTGACGCTGGGACGCGTGTCGTTCCGCGAGGATTACGTTGCTGACTACCGCGTGAACATGAACACCGGAGAACAGACCATCGCGTTGTCTGGTGTGGAATACGCAGCCGGATTGGTGACCGCAGCCGTTGTGTCAGCACGTCGTGACGCGTTGATGAGTGCCCAGGGGACCATCGTTCCCGTGACGTTCTCGTTGAAGAACGAACACGACGGGTTCTACGAAGTGGTAGATGTCGGCGTGCGTCACGTCAAGTGGCCCGAGGCAAACCACTTCACATGGACGATCGGCCTTCGCAAGGTTGGTGTGGCCAATGCCATCGACATCGAGTCGCGGTTGACTGGGTTGACGCGTCTCAACGCGTTCGGGTTGACCGCCCAGCGATGGCACGCACCCGCGATCGGTGCCACGGGGTACCACACCGGAAGCACGTCGCCAGGCAGCGTCACAACGCGCACAGGCGCTGATGGGGCGGTCACGGTGTATCGGGTCATCCCGGCGGGTGTCGATCCTCGGTGGGCGATTACAGCGGCTGCGTACGCGGGGGGTCGTGTGCGTGTGCTGGTGGATGGGATCGAACGTGCTGGGGTGGGTTTCCCTACAACCGGCATGACGTCATGGGAACTGTCCAACGGTCTCGTACGCGTGACTCCGTTGTCATCATCCGGGCTGTTGCAGATATCGGCGCACGATGGCACGCAATGGGAGACGAAGAATTGGGACCTATCCGTTGGTTCCAACCTCACCTCGTTCGATGCGATGACCGTGCTGCGCAACGATTTCGAAGCAGTCACCATTCGGCTGTTCAAGGCACAGTCTCCCAGTGGACGAATCCTGGTGGACCTCACGCTGCGTCGTGGGTCACGGTTCGTTGAGGGGTACGTCCAAGTGTCCACATCGAACACCATCGGCATCGCCACGAACACCACAGAGACCACCGTGAACAACTCTGGCTCCGGGTACATCGTGGCTAGTGCCAACGACGCGGCTGGTAACCGCCTGGTCGCCGGATCGGCGCAATCGTTCACGGGGAGCACAACCGGTGCGATGTCCAAGTCATCGACGCGTACGCTTGATTTCTTCGTCGGCGTGGCGGTAGGCGGTGGATCGGCTGTCGCGGGTGACACAGCAACAGACCTGCGTGACCAGTACATCGGCGCGTTGGCCGAGTCAACGATGGTGGTGAAGCGATGAGTGTAACCGAGATCAGCCGGGCGCTTGGTTCGTGGTCGTTGCGACTGCGATCTGACACCCCGCGATCCGTGCTGAACTCATTGGAATACTTGGGACACATCGCGGTCATCCCCGGACGCGTCAACCCGCTCGAATACGGGGACAACTTGTTGTCTGCGGCACGGTACGTGGGGGTGTACCGAGGCAAGGATGCGCGCGACGAGTTCACGTTGAAAGGCGCCGGGCTGGCGTTCTGGCTTGGCGATGAAGACGGCAAGGGCGACGTGTTCGAGACCGCCGTGGAGCTGACTGCGGCAACGTTCTCGACAGCCATCAACGCATTGCTTCCTCCGGGCGGTGCAATTACCGCGGGCACCATCACGTCACCTGGCGGGACGTATACCGGACGGCACATCTACCAAACGCCACGTGACGCGTTGAACTACGTAACCGAGACGTTCGGTGCTGAGTGGCGGATCAACAACAATGGCACCCTCGACGCGGGTCCTGTGGCTAACCTGTACGTGACCACACCGCAGGCGTTGCTCATACCGCGCAAGGATGGGTCGGATCTCTTCTACCGGGCGCTCCGTGGCCAGATGGGCATGGCGACCGACGTGGAGGATTACACCACGCGGGTGTTGCTGTTGGCCGAAGGCGAAGGTGAAACGATCGCTACCGGTTCGGCTGACGCTGTTTCGGTGCCATTCAACGACTTGCACGGTAACGACGTCGTGTTGACACGACTCATCAGCGAATCAGGCACGGCAGCGGGCAACGCCAGCACGCGTGCCCAATTGCAGTTGAACCGGTTCAGCGGGTCACGGAACTCGGTGTCACTGTCCACTGACGACTACGACGTCAAAGGCGATTTCGTCGTTGGTGACTACCTCTACGTATTCAACCCTGACGCGGGTTTCGTGGACGATGCGAACGAGGTTCAATGGCAAGGCGAAGTGTTGAACCCCATGAAGTTGCGGTGCGTGGAGATGACGTGGCCGATTCCGTCTGGCTGGACTGTCGCGTTTCGACGGTCGACTGATGGTGTGTGGCTGGACCTGTCGGACTACTACGCGGGTGAGACCGGCGATACCACGATCGTTGTCGGAGAGTTCAACCGGTCGCTCACATCGGCTGGTGGAGAGCCGATCGGCAACCGCCCGAACACCGGGGGTGTGGACACATCGGTCCCTGCCGCTCCGGCGTTCACGGGGTTCTCGGCCGGTACGTATCTGTCTGAACACTCGACACGTGCGGCGATCCGGGCGCAGTGGAGCACCCCGTTGAACCTTGACTCATCGGTCATCACTGACGGGGATCATTACGAGATCCGGTACCGCGTCAACGTGACTCTCAATCATCAGGTCGATTGGGATGACGTCGATCCGTTAAACTGGCAAGACCTGGATATCGTGCTGTCCAATGATCTCAACGACACCTTTGGCCGGACGGTGACTGATGGTTGGGGTGGCGTGTGGACAGTCTCACCATCTGGCAACGCAGCCGCGTTCGATGTGACACCGGGTGCGGCTACTATCTCGATCGATACCGTCAACGCCACACGCCGCGCGCATTTCCTGTTGGATAGCGAAGACCAGGAAGTGTTGCGCGAGGTTAGTTGGGCAGCGCTTCCGGTTGGCGGCAACTGGGAATCGTCAGTGGTCACGCGGTACAACACCTCATCGATTGACTATTACTTCGGCGAGGTCGAGATCACACCAGCGGGTGCGGTTCGTGCGCGCATCGTCCGGAGGACCAACTCCCCCAACGTGGAAACGTCCGTTGGTCCGGCAGCGTTCACCGTGCCTGGACTGACGTACGCACCGGGCAACCGGCTGTGGATGCGGATGAAGTCCAAGGGCAACGTCCACCGGTTGAAGGTGTGGATCGGTACTGCCGGAGCTGAGCCAACACTGTGGACAGTCATCGGTGTTGACCCTACCCCGCTGCCGGCATCGTCCATGCGTGCCGGTACGCGCGATCTGGTCGGGCCTGGTGTCACGTCTACGTTGCCTGTCGTCGTGACCACGCACTCGTTCCAAGCGTGGACGTGGACACCGCAACGCGGCTGGGACAACCTGATGTCCGAACCGGTGTCCACACTGCCCGAGTGGCAGACCGCGATCGTTGGTTGGGGAACCAACGCCTTTACGCTGACCGAACTGACTCCCGGTGTGACGTACGAGTTGCAGATCCGGGCGGTGGACAGTGCCAAGCCGCCGAACTTCGGTCCGTGGTCAGCATCGTCGTACGTGTTGACGCTTGGTGACACAACGGCTCCGGCCACACCAGCACCGCCGGTTGTGGCGTCGAGCCGCATCGCCATCCAGATCACGCACAACCTCGGGCGGTCGTCTGGCGGTGAGTTCAATTTGGACCTTGACATTGACCATTTGGAAGTCCACGTTGGAGGGTCGTCGTCGTTCTTTGCGGATGCGAACACCAAGGTTGGTGAGCTGATCGCTACGGCAGCGATGGTGGTAGGCAACATTCCGGCGGTCGGCACGTTCCAGATTGAACAGACGGAAGCCATATGGGTCAAGGTGATCGCCGTTGACCGTGCGGGCAACAAGTCCCCGGCAAGCAACGCGGTGCAAGCAACCGCTGCCTTGATTGACAACGCGCACATCTCGGATCTGTCGGTGTCCAAAGTGACCGCAGGAACCATCACAGCTACATGGATCAATGCGGGGCGGATCACGACGGCTGAAACAGGTGCGCGCGTGGAGTTGGCTGGTGATGGGCTGGTTGTCTATGACAACAGTGGATACGTCACCGCTCGACTGGACGGAACTGATGCGTTGTTGCGGTTCTGGCAACCCCCCTACCTGTTCCATCCTGTTGAGATCGGAAAGCGCGAAGATGGTGGATGGGGGATGCGCGTTCAGGATCTATACGGCAATACTCGGCTGTTGGTGGGACAGCTTGATCCCAGTGGCAGTCCATCCGATGTCGAGAATTACGGATTGGCGGGTGTGAACTCGCTCGGTCAGATCGTGCGGTTGTCCACCATCATGTTCGGTCAGAAGCAAGCCACCGTGGCCAACGTGAACATTCCTCAACAGGTGTCGTACGGCAATGGCAGCACGTTCGGACCTCAGGTTACGGATGTCCAAATTGGATCTACCGGGATCTGCCTGGTGACGCTATCCGCCGAAGCAGATTTCGAGTCGAGCCCTGCCGATTCATCGAGTACAGGACACATCGCCGGTCACATGAGTTTCAGCGTGACAGACCAAGACACCGGTACCGAGGTATTGGGACCGGCTGATGCGCGTGCGGCTGGATTCGCTTTGGAATGGCCAATTAGCACGGGTAACACTACTGGAACCGGTGGGAACTTCGGGTACGAAGCCGGTATTTCTCGTACCGTCCAGATTAGCCTTCCACCGGGGGTTTACACGTTCACGGCGAAGTATCGATCGATTGACCACCTGATCACGGGTAGCACAGCATCGTTCGACTTCAATAGCGCACAGATAATCGTCCAACCTCGTTAAGGGAGTCGAGACATGGCCGAGCTTGTTACCACGCGACTCTCATTGGTCGCGCCTGATCCGGGGACGTCGGAACCGGTTGACCTAGCCGATCACCTGGCTGACAACTGGGCGAAGATTGACGCGGTAATCGGAGCCACGCCATGCACGTCGGGTACGCGTCCTGGATCGCCGTTCGATGGGCAGTTGATCCGCGAGACGGACACACGCCAAGCGTACGTGTGGAACGCCACCCAGGCACGTTGGGACCAGTTGATTGGTGCGCGCATCTGTACGTCTGGCACGCGGCCATCCAGCCCCAGTGACGGCATGTTCATCCGCGAGACAGACACCGGTCGTGTGTACGTCTGGAACGCCACAGGGTCGACGTGGGATCGCATGGCCAAGTTTTCCGAGATAGCCACTGAACTGGCGGCTGCCTACACATGGCAATCATTCACTCCGGTGTGGTCGTCATCGTCAACTGCACCCAGCATCGGAAATGGGACGCGTGTCGGTCGGTATATCCAGATTGGCAAGTTGGTTACGTATCAAGGGAAAATCCTCTTCGGCAGTACTACCACGTTCGGGACTGGGATTTATTCATTCACCTTGCCTGTCACTGCGGCCAATGATGGTCCCATCTCAATGGTTGGAAGCGCTTATCTGCGTGACGAATCGGCATCTAGCGCTGGTCATTTCCTCGGTGCTGCGATCATCAACCCGTTGGTCAGCACGACGGCATTGAACTTGTACGGCGGGACGAACGCGGTAGTGGGTCAGACAGTGCCGTTCACGTGGGCAAACACCGACTCAATGTCGTGGTCCATCACATACCAGGTGCCGTAGGGGTACAATCCTCAATTGGAGGTGACACCGATGAAGACTATCCACACGATGTTGAAGCGAGAAGACCGTGCGGTTGACGCGCTGTTCTTCGCATTCAGGGCTGTCCTAGTGATTGTTGGTGTGGTCGGGTGGTACGTCGGAGATAAGTTCTGGATTTACCTGTAACCCGTACGATGAATGGGGAGGGAGGTGCTCATGGTAATGAATCCGCGCACGCATCCGCGTGGCGCACCGCCGGACTTCACCCTGCCGAAGCCCAACCCGAATCCCGGACGGATGACGGATGCGCTTTGGTGGCTCGTGTGTATGCGCGAGGCATTGGAGCCGGAGAACAGTGACAACGGTGGGACGTACGCCGACAAGGCGGGGTACCACAATGCAGGGGAAAACCTGCCGGATCACGGGCAGGGCAATCCCAAGACGGATCACAGCATCCGCCGTGCGCCGGACCGCGAAGGTCCATGGTGGAAGAAGTATTCCTCGGCGCATGACTGGACGTTCCGCGATGCGCAACGAGGAGATTACAAGACCATCGACAAGTACACCACGCGTCTGGTTAACGCGATGCGCGACCCGAACGATCTGCGTCCAGACGATGTGTACGCGTACACTCTCGGGCAGATGGACAACGACACGGTTGTCGAGGGTTATAACGAGTACACGGACGACGCGGAGACCAGTGCCGACAAGACGCACAACTGGCACCGTCATGACTCGTTCCGCCGGAACATCATCGGATCGTTGTGGCACATGTGGAAAGCCCTGACGATCGATATGGGGTGGACGTACGCCGAGTGGCAACGTTCGGTATCAGAGGAGGAAGATGTGAGACCCAGCGAATGGACCACAGAGGACCGCAACGCGGTACGCCAGGCCGTGTCGTGGGGTGTGCATGACATCCTGCACGTGGCTGCCAACGCTCCCGCCGAGCCGTACAACGGCATTCACTACTCCGGTGTCAGGGGGTCCATCGGACTGCCCACCAAGAACAACTTGCAGAAGCTGATGCTCGGCCCGATCACCGAGGCCCTCAGCGGTCTAGACAATGTGGATGAGGAGAAACTCGGAGCGACCATCGCTACGGCCCTCGCACCGCTTCTGATTGCCAACATGCCGGACGGCGTATCCACGGTCGAGGAGATTGAGGCGGCACTTCGCAACGTACTTCTCACGGGTGCCCAGCCGAACGCCGAGTAACGACGACGCGGAGGGAACCGTCCAATGTGGTGGATCGCTCAGGCGGTTCCCCCGGATATCGTGGGACTGCCATCGTGGCTTCTCAACGGGCTATCGGTTGGCAGTCTCGTGATGTTCATAATCGTCGGTCTGGTGACGTCGCGCCTGTGGACAAAATCCCAGGTAGATCGCATGATCGAACGATATGAAAAGGCTTTGGTCGATCAGAAAGACCGATACGAACTGCATCTCACGCGTACCGTCGAGCTGTACCGGCTACATGCTGACGAAGCGATCCGGCGTGAGAAAGAGTGGCGCGACACCGCGAACACTTGGCAAAAGGTAGCCGAAGCGTTGTCAGAGGGCATCGAGCCATTGCAGGAACAGAGCACCACCACACTGCAAATCTTGCGGGCTTGGCAATCGAGTTTCCGTCCCGGAAGGGGACGATAATGACCACACCCGAGGAACGCGCGAAGGCACGGGAACAGGCGGATGCGGCGCTAGAACGCGCGGAAGAAACGCGCCAACAAGCGTTGAGGCTTGCAAATGCATGGCGACGGAGTCGTGCGGATAACAACTTCCGTCAGATGTTGAGACAGTTGGCGACGGGGAGCGAGTGAATGAACACGTTGCGGGTCATAGGAAACGTGGGCTTTGTGTCTGCGGCGATAGCATTGACGTTGTTCGCCGTGTTGTTCTTGACGTCGGTCCGATGGTGGACGGACGCTCTCGGACGCGCTATCGCAGGTGTGGTCGGAACTGTGGCGATCATCTGCCTGTTGACCAGCATCGTGTTGCTCGGCTTCCCCGTACCGTTCGTGCAATGGCTCCGTGCCATCCTCTACCCGTTACTCGGGTTGACTGCCTGGTCAGCGACCATTGCATTTATCTGGTCGCAATTCTTCGCGCCTCGCATCCGGCGACGACGCGTACCATCTGGTGAAACATCCACGAAGGGGGATGGCACATGAAGAAGGCAATGTGGCCGCTCATCGCCGCGATTCTGATGGGAGCTTTCACCGCGATCCAGGAAGCGATGGCCGATCGGCACATCGGAGCCCAGGAGTGGGTCCTGGTGGCCATCGCGGTCGTGATGGCGTTCAACGTCTGGGCAACGGCCAACCTGCCGCAGTACGAGTCGATGAAGACCTGGGTCGCCATGGCCCTCACCGTACTGGGCGCCCTGCACACGTTCATCATCGGCGGTGTGGACATCTACGAAGTGATCAACCTCATCGTGCTCGCGCTCGGTGCCGTTGGTGTCGCGGCCACACCGCAGCGCAACACGAAGGTGGTGAACGGGACGACGGTGCCACCAACCATGCCCATCTGGCCAGCCGGTCCCCGCTCCGGATCTGCGTGATCCGATCGGCAGGGCTGCCCCGATGTCTGCGGATGTCGGGGCAGTGCCGTAGAAACAAAGCCGATCCACAAAATTAGCGAGTATGGTTATACCCCCGTAGGGGGTAACCATCCACTAATTTGGGGAATCGGTGTTTCCGGAGTACCCATCCGGAGTGCGGAACGCCGCAGGGGCACGGTTGTTCAACAGATTGGCACCCAACAAGTCGAACAGCGCGCCGATCACTCGGCTGCGTGTCTTGCGATGCCGACCACCGCACACCGCACACTTCATGAAGCCCGACCGGTCACGTGTCCACGGGGACAGCTTGCCATCCACGCAAAACCCCCGACAGGTCAGTTCCCGACGCGTTGGGTATCGGAACCACCCGACCACCCGGGCCTCGGGCATATGGTCTTCCACCAATTCGGTTGCGGACAGCAAATCGTCCCGACCATCGACGTACACCATGACTAGAAACCCCATTGAGACCCTCCGTAAGACCCGAACGCCGGTCATCGGCGGTGTGGTGTGGACGGACACACGCTATCGTCTCTGTGGCGATTGTGGGCGGCTTTGACGTGAAGCCCCAAGCCGCGTAATGTGCTCCGCATCGCTGCTCAATCAAACGACCACCCGGAAGGGGACCATCATGGCCGCGAGGACCAGGCGGAGGGCTGCCGCACCGGTCGAGCCCGTCGAGACGGACGACGCTTTCGAAGAGTTGGAGGAAGTCGACGAGACCGACGAGGTCGAGGAAGCGCCCGCTCCGAAGACCCGTGCCCGCAAGGCGACCAAGTCGACCGCTCCGGCGGACAAGCCGGCCACCGGTACGAACGAACTGGGGTCGGTGTGGCTCGCCGAGCACATCACGGAGGTGACCGGCGTCGAGTACGACAGCCGTGGCATCCGGATGCTGCTCCGGAAGATCGCCAAGGATCCCGAGGGCCCGCTGGCTCGGACGATCGGCGAGGACCGGACGCGGTACACGTTCAAGGGCCCGAACGACGCCGTGGTCAAGGCCGTGGTCCGGATGGTCAAGTCCGGCGAGGCCACCGCCGTGAAGCGGGAGGGGTTGGAGAAGGTCAAGTCTACCACCGCGACCAAGCGCACCCGTGCCAAGGCGACCGAGGACGAGGCACCCGAGTCCACCCCGCGTACCCGTACCCGGAAGGCCACCGCCGCGAAGGCCGCTTCGGCCAAGGCCACGCCGACGCGTCGCCGGACGCGGGCTGCCGCCGACTGATCTTTCCCCTCCTCCGGCCCATCGGACCCCTGGCCATTCGTGGTCGGGGGTCCTTTGGCGTCCGGTTGTTGACACCGGCAACTCACGGGTGTACGTTGCGCTTGGGCAACCACAACGGAGGAGTTGACATGGGAACGTTGGACGCGCTACGGACGTGGAACGAACGTCATGGGGAGTTGGACCGGACGGAGCGGATCGCTGCCGAGGCGGCACACCGGGCCGGATTGCCGTTGACGTCGATCGAACAGCG